ACACTCTGAGCGGCCCTTATAAGGGCGGGTTATACTTTTTGGGGTTCCTTACCTTCAGAAGTATCCCACGGACTCGGTTATCCACCGATACCCGATTTCATTTAAATCGGACCACTTTGGAATGTAGTCCCAACACGGAGCTACACCCCAAGTACTGCCGTAGGGCACCTGACCAAAAACTCGATATGTCAGGTAACCACCACGAAGTGTCCCCTTGATTGCGGCTAGTAGTTTCGCAGCAGAATTTCGCCCGAAACACGATTCACCGAACTCGTCGCATTCGACATCGTCCCTGACAGGACGCGCTGCCCACCTTTTGTAAAGGAGCGAGCCAGCATAGTCGGGTCGTTTACCGTCTTCCCTTTTGCCAAGTCTCTTGACGAAAGGAGAGGTAACGCACGCAAACGGCACTCGGATACCTCCATCGGGGTTCTCCCAAGGGGGTACCTGAATTTTCCTATTCACGTGCTGAAGCAGATAGGCTACGGATCCTTTTAACGGGATTTCGTGCCTTATGCTCCATGCAACAAGACTGTTGATCAAGGAGTACCTATCCTGCCTCGTTCTGAGGGATTTGCAATACACCCCTCTAACGTTTGCTCCTAACCAAAAATCGGAGCCGCAGGACTCCCGAAAAAGTTCATAATGACCGTCAAAGCTTTTCTCAGTATTGACGATAAAGCCGAGATAGGCCAATAGCCGTGTGAGCGGACCATACGCTTCGTGTTTGACGACAATATCGTCGCCGAAGACTCCGAAGTTAGTAGGCACTAGCCTTGTGGATAAGGAGTGTCTCTCCTCACCGTTGAGGTCTAATTTCCTCTCTAATACCGACTGTTTCTGGGCAGCCTTATTGTAAGGTAAGCCCAGTGCTCGGTAAACGGCCTGAACTGCACAGGCAAAAACGGCTGTTTGGAGTGGGAAGCAGAAGGCATTACCCATCGTGGCAGCCATATGCAGATCGACGGTTTCCTGACCGCCGTCCACGGCCGGAATGACGGCCCTGGGACTCCTGAGAATCTTGAACCAGCTTAGATTCGCCGGATCAATGAATTTCTCAATAAGCCCCATTCCTAGGCAGTCAGATGCGCTCTTGAGATCGATGGTCGAGTAATCTCCGGTTAAAGAACCAAGTCGTGCCAGCTCTGCGTTATGCGCAGGCTGGGTAGACAGGTCTATCCCGAAGTACGACCATAGTCGATCTTCAAGGATTCGCTGCATCCCCTTCTGAAAGAACATATTCAAGAGGGGCTCCGGCTTCACCAGCCTCGAAATCTTCGAGGTTTTCGGGACTGCAGTAATTTTAACAGCATTCTCAACTTTGGGAGAACCATAGAGCAGAGTCCTTGCCAATTCGGCATCTAGCCTACTCGAATGGCTCCGGCACCACTGGTCAAAAAAGTCTATAACCAGTTGGCTTGTCGCGGACAGCCGAGAGTGACCTAGTTTGTGAAAAAAGGTCTCCCTATCGGCCCCGGGAGCCGACCCAGGCCCGAAGTCAACATGTCGCTCTATACCCGCCTGGGTAAGGAGCGGATCGCCATATGGGTTAAAGAACTCCCACATGGCACTTCGGAACTCACCAAGGATAATTTCGTC